CGGCGGTTCTCTTCTTCGAGCCGTTCGCACTTCGCCTCGAAGTGCTCGGCCCGCATCGCACACCGCGAGGCTCGTGCCGCCAGCCGGCGGATGTGATGGTGGGCAAGTTCCAAGGCTCGGCGGGCACCGTCGTTCAGATCGTCATCCCACGAGTGAGCCTCGCAGAGATTGGCGACCACCGAGGAAGCGAGGGGTCGGCGTTTCATTCGTCACCCCCGATCGGCACGATGCTGTTTGCACGCCCCGGCACGCGGGTCACGTAGCCCCGCTTTTCGAGATAGACGAGATGGCAGTACGCCGCCGATGGCGACGCCCACCCGAACGCCTCGCCGATCTCGCGGACGCCGATGCCGTAGCCTCGCTCCGCGTAGGTGTTCACGATCCAGCGGTACACCGCTTTCTGCCGCTTCGTCAGCGGCGGTCGTTCGATCGTCTTCATGTCACCTCCTTGCGAAGAACTTGGATGGGCTCGATGTCGCCCGACTTTGTGACCCGTCCGAACTGGGTCTCTTGCCCCAGCAACCTCGACCGGGCGTAACTCAAAACCTTGAGAGCCGAGAGCGAGTGCATCTGCGGCAACTTGTCGAGCACCATGGTCTCGACCTCACCGAAGTGCTCGGGATCGCAATCATCAATCCATGACACGAAGTCAGCCGCCAACTTCCGATCGAGATCGTCATCGATGCTGATCTGGAGCTTCGGGTCTTTCGGCTTGCTCGCCTTCAACGCGTGCCGCTTGGATGACGAGAGCTCGCGGTACTCATCAAGCAGCCACTTCAGATGAACGAACGGGGTGTCGTGCTTCCGCTTGGCATTGCGGATCGCGTCATAGAGCGTCGGCTGATCGAGCGGGGAGAGATCCTCCCGCACGAGCTTGGCCTCTTCGTCACTCCACTCGTGGCTGGGCCAGAGTTGATTTATCGCGGTCTTGTTCTCGTCCCACGTCCTCACAGGTTCCCTCCTGTTCGCTGCTTGGGCCGCCGTCCATCCTGCCGTTGCCTGTCAAACTCACCCGCCAAGATGCGATCCACGAACTCGAAGAACTTCGTGACCGCCAACGGGGTCTCGAAGAACTCACACCCCGGCAGACGCTCCAGGGCGGCGTACGCCCGCTGCTGCCAGCCGGGCGACGCGGCATACTCCACCCACGCCGACGGGGCTATGAGGGGCTTCCAGGGGGCTGCACGACCCGTCTGGTTCCAGACGCCCACGAACCTCGCCCACTCGTCTGCCGCCCATCCTGGCTGCCGAAAATCGTCGCCGCAGGCGGTGTGTGTGTGTGTGTTTTCTTCGTTTTGGGATGCGGTTGGATTTGTATTTGGGGATGGAGATGGGGATGGGGATGGAGGCGATGTTTTTGCGATACCGTTTGCGATACCGTTTGCGATCGCTTTGCGATCGCTTTGCGATCCGTTTGCGATCGCCTTGCGATCCGCCCACCGCTTCTCGTTGCCTATCTTGCCAGCCTCCGAACGGGCCGCCTGGAGTTCGGAAGCCTTGATCCGGTGCTCCTCCATCCGGTGGTTCCGCCGCAGCCCGTCCTCTCCGATCGGGAACTTCTCCACGAGCAGATCCCACACCTTGCCGACGCCAGGGGAGACGAGCTCCAGGCGGGCGAGATCCGAGGGCAGGCTCCCGGCATCCCATTGGATGATGAGGAGCCGCATGTAGTGCCCGACCTCCTCGGCCGTCCACATGGCGGTGCTCGCGTAGAAGTCGCGACCGAAGAACGGGATGTAGTGGTCAACCGTCTGGCGTGCCATCCGTGGCCTTTCTTTTTCTCTCGCGGCAGCGTCTCTGGCTGTCTCGATTCAATCTGCGACGAAGAGCAACTGCACCGTATTCATGAGGTGGATATGAAGGAACGAATCCCCAAAGCGGAGCCATGCCAAGCCCCACCCGATGCTCATCCACGCTGCGTTTCATGTGTTTCGGCAATCGCGATAACCTCGCCCGGATAGCGAGCGACGAAGACGTGAGAGACTCAACAGGGATGCCAAATCGTTCTGCCTGAATCGCCACGTCAATCACGAACCAGAGTCCGCTTTCCATACTGGATCTCCTCCATTCCGCCCCGCCGCGTCGAAGCGGCGTCGTGCCTATCACGAGGGCGGCTGCGATCAGTCGAGATACCGAAACGGATCGCACTTGGGCGACCGCGATAGCATCGCTCCAGGGGACTTGACCCAGCGGTCAATGCAGGCAAGCCCAATGCGACAGGCCTCGTTGAACGGCTCGAAGCCGGACGAGCCGACGAGCCGAAATCCCTCCATAGCATCCGCGAAGAGCTGGACGCAGTCCTTGTTGCGACCGTCCTTCACTCCGGCGTCATTGACGTAACGAGCGAAGAACTCATTGATCTGGTCGCCGTGCTTCCTGTATGCCAAGAAGTAGCAGCAGATCACGGTGCCATACGCCTTCGACTTGCTCAGGTCGATGGCATCAAGGGCCAGGATTTCCCGGCGGAACTCCTCGACCGCAGCGTATACCGAGCACTGAAGCGACGAGCCAACCGCGTGCTGCCTGTCAGCACCAGAGGACGCGCCGCACATGTACCCATAGGCAGTCCGCACAGCGTTCGAGAACTTTGCGGTACGAACAAGCGTGCTGTTCGGGGTGATGTCAGCCTCCCGCATCGCGCCGAACAGCCGGTCGGTGGATGTCTCCCCCTCCTCACGGCTATTGAAGTGGCCGTACAGACGCTTGGCGTCATCCTCGCCCGCAACCACATACACGCGAACGTCGATCTGCTCAGGGGCAAGTTCGGGCCGGTCGCTCCACACCTTCGACCGCGTGTGACCCTCAAGTTTGCAGCGGCCGCCGTTCCACTCGGCCATATGGACGAGAAGATGAGCGGCCTCCAGTTTGTAGAGGTGCTTCGCGTGCATGGCACGCTTCTCGGTGTCACGCTGCCTCGGGTTGTCAGGCACTTCGGCCCACTCAGCCGGCGTCATCGTGGTCATATAAATCTCGTGCCCAATCGCAGATTGCATTTCCATGCTCGTCTCCTTTTCTTTCGTGTCCTTTCACCATCCCCGGCCGCACGTCAACGCGACGCCGCCGTGATCTGCCACTTCACCGCCCGCCGTCCGCTCCGCGTCTTCCCTTCGCCCGCCTGGACGATCATCCCCTTCGCCACAAGCTCGATCCGCCTGGGCCGCTGGGTGCTCGGCGGCATCGGGATGCCCAACTGCATCTGCTCATCGGTCGCCCCTTCGGGGTGATCGGCGAGGTAGTCGAGTACCCGCCGCTGGCACGCGTTGATCGTGGTCGGCGCGAGCGACTCGGCGGCGGCCCGGCTGGTGATGCTGTGCCGCTGGAAAAGCGGTAGGTCTTCGAGCGTGGTCATCGCGTCTCCTCCGCGAGCAGCCGCTTGTCGAGGTGTTCATTCACATCACGCAACGCCCGGCAGAGCGTGTGCAGTCGCCGGTTCTCCTCGCGGAGCCGTTCGTTCTCAGCCTCCAGCGACTCGGCTAGCTGCCGCAGATCGCGGGAGGGGCGGGGGCGGAAGATGTTGCGAAGCCAGTTCATGCCACCGCCTCCGCGTCGAAGAGGGTAGCCTCGGTCTTCCGCCCCTTCGCCGCTTCTTCCAAGTTCGTGACAGCCTGCCGGTAGTAGGCGGGCTTGAGCTCCACGCCGATTGCCTTGCGACCGTTCAGAACCGCCCCGTATGCCTCACTGCCGACGCCCATAAAAGGCGTGAGCACCGTCTCGCCGGGCAGGCTCCGCAGTTGCACGATCCGCTCGATCACGTCGAGTTGCAGCGGGTGCATGTGCCGCTCGTCATCATCCTCGCGGGCCTGCTTGTAGGGCAGCGTCCGCTCCAATCGGATGTCATCCCAGAATGCCGACGCGTACTGCCGCCAGATCCAGTGTGAGTACCGGTTCTCGATCTGCTTGCCCTTGTGCCCGCGATAGGTGAGCAACTCGGCCGGGATCTCACGCTCGCCCGCGTACTCCAGCAGCCCGTTCGGGTTCGCGACCGGCACCGGGTTCTCCCCGTCCTTGCGGAAGAGCAACAGGCAATCCGCAGATGCCACGTCGCACAGGCTCGCGTCGGTCACGACTTGCTTGTGGGCGAGTCCCTTCGCCATCGTGCGGTTGCGTACGCCGAGCGGCTCCTTCCAAATGAAGTGACGGCACCAGAACCGCCAGCCGAGCGACTCGTGCAGGCGGATGATCTCGCCGGGAAAATCCACCAACCCGCCGGGCGAGGTCTTCCTCGGGATGTCCATGCAATGCACCGCCGACAACCGGCCCGGCATCGTCACGCGATGTATCTCGCCGACCACGAACGCGTAGTGGTCGAAGAACTCTTGGTGACTACGGCAGTTCGAGAGGTCACGCTCGGAACTGGAGTAGTGGTACAGGCATCCCGCACCATCCGCCGCGAACGGCGGCGAGTAGATCGAGAGATGCACCGACTCGTCGGGAATGCTCTGAAGCACCTCGCAGCAGTCGCCGTTGTAGATCGCGTAGTCGTCGGTGATTACTTGCTCGCTGACAGCCATTTCGGAATCCTTTCACTATGGGGAAACGTCCTGCGGTGATCGACGGCCAGGGCGTTGCCCATGTGCCGAACGAGTGACTCAAACATTCGATCGGCGGCATTCGCCTTGCGTCGCAGATTCGCGAGCACGCCGACCTCGCCCTCGGTGGCGATGACATGCACATCGACGGGCTGCGTCTGTCCGAACCGCCAGCACCGACGCACGGCTTGGTAGTACTGCTCCCACGAGTGGGAAGCGAACGTCACGACGTTGTGGCAGTGCTGCCAGTTCAACCCGAAACAACCGATCTTCGGCTTGGTCACGAGCCGCTTCAGTTGCCCCGCTTGAAACGCGAGCAGGAGCTCTTCTTTCTCGTCTTCGCTCTGCGACCCACTCACTTGCCGGCAGTCGGGGATGATCCGCTCCAGAAGATCCCCCTCGTCATTCAGATGGCACCACACGACCGACGATCCAGAGTGCGATGCCACGAGCCCAACCGCAGCCTCGCAGCGGTCTTCGAGCGTGATTCGTCGCTCTTCGCGTTGCTCTTGCAAGGTGTCAGCCGGCAGGGAGAACAGCATCCCGGCCCGCGTCTTGCTGCTATGCACGACGTGCTCGTGCTCGCGGAGCGGCGGCGGCACGAGTTTCCCGTCATCGAAGCCCAGGTCGGAGGGCTTGCGGCACGCCCGAGCCCACGAGCAGACCCACCGCCAGAACGGCTCCTCTGCGTGACCGCGAAAGCGGTAGCTCTTGCGACCCCAGCCGAGGTAGTCCTTGATGACATCCTCCTTGAAGAACCGCGAGAGCATGTCTTGATAGCCGAGATAGCCGAGGGCTTCGCTGGACGTGCCGAGCTCGTGGTAGTCGTTCGGTGCGGCGGTCGCGGTGCAGAGCAGGCGGTACGGGATCAGCCGCATGAACTCAGTGACGAGAGCCTTGGTCGAGCCGTCGAAGTTCTTGAGGATGCTCGACTCGTCGCAGACCATGCCGCCGTAGTCGCCCTGGTCGAAGTTGTGCAGCCGCTCGTAGTTCGTCACCACGATGCCCGCCTCGGGCTTGCCGCCCGTTGACCGCACCGCCTCGATTCCAAACCGCTTCGCCTCTTCGACGGTCTGGTAGCTGACCGCGAGAGGGGTGGCGATCAGCACGGGCTTGCCGGTCTGCTGGCGGATGTTCTCGGCCCACACCAACTGCATCGGGGTCTTGCCCATGCCGCAGTCGGCGAAGATCGCCGAGCGACCCTTGCGACAAGCCCACTCGATCAGATGTCGCTGGTAATCGAAGAGCCAGCCCGGCAGGAAGTCGGGCGTGAACCCGTGGTCGCCGTCGAGTTGCTGCTTCGTTTCGAGAAACGCTGTGTATCGGTCAGATGCTGCAATCATGGTCAGTCCCCTCTCCACCGCTTCGGCGGCACGTATCGTTCCTGCTCTGGGTTCTCTGCCCGCCACGCCTCGAACTTGATCGCCGCCAGTTCCCGCAACGCGGCGGCGGCCTCGGACACCAGGGCCGCGTAGTCAAAGTCCCCGCGTCCTCGCTTCTCCGCTTCGATCGCGACGAGGCGATCGGCGAGCGACTTCAGCCGCAGGATCGGGGCGGTGCCGGGGTTGACGCTGGTCATGCGGGCACCGCCTTCGCCGCGTTCGCCATGTCGCGGCAGTCATCGGCTCGATCCCGCAGCCCCCACGAGATCGCGTCAATCGATCGAGCCGCGTGATCCCACGCCTCGGCTTCGCTGTCGCTCCACTCCGCACCGTGCTGGAGCATGTAGCCGCCGGGCATCTCAACCCACCACTGCCCGGCGATCGCTCGCAGCGTGCCGCTCTGTGTCGTGATGCTCACGTACTTCGGATGGGCTGCTCCGACTTGCAGGATCGCTCGGTAAACCGTCTTCATCGTTCCGTTCCTCGGGGTGTATTGGCCGCGTGACGTGCGGCATCCGGTCGAGTCACTCGTGAGCAAGGGAGGTGTGAGCCTCGACTGCACTGATACGACGCCTCTGAAGTGCTTGGCGGCGGATGTGGCGTGCCAGCCACTAGGGCAACCGCGTGCCGCTGTGCCGCTAGAACGGGATGTCATCGCCCGGCAGACGCTCGACCGGCGGCTTCGGGTTGGGCTTGATCGCGGCGGGCTTCGGCTGCGTCGCCGTCGCCGGCACGTACCGCTTCACGACCGCCGAGGTCTTCCCCGCCTTCGACGTGTAGTGGCTGATCTCCACCACGAGCGTCTGCCCCTCAATGTCGCTGGGCGAGAGCGAGAGGCGACCATCGACGGGCTTGATGCCCAGGGCGTCGGCGAGGTTCGCGGCCCGCCACCCGAGGTGATGCGGAATGTCATCGAAGACGAACCGATAGTCGCCCTCGACCGTCGCGAGCCGCAGCTTGAGGCAGTTCCCGTCGGGGTTCGTCTCGTGCCGCTTGTACTCGTTCGTGCCTTCCTCGCAGTGCTTCACCAGCATCTGATGCTTGCCGGCGGGCACGATGTCCCGCTCGCGGGTCACGGTCTCGGTCGGCTGGTCTTCGATCATGAAATCCATCTCTCACAGTCCTTTCCGTAGGGGTGTCGTTCCGTTCGTTCACTCAAAGGGATTCGCCGCGTGATGCAGCGAGGGGTACTTTTCATTGATCGCGTCAGTGAGCCGCGACCACTCGTCTGAAGTGAGGTCGCCCTTGACGACGTATGAGTCGATTGCCTTCGTCGCTCGATCGAGATCGTCAACGCTCTCGGCCTTGCCGATGAACGCTGCCGCCTGGAGGTACTTCTCGCTCGGCGGCGTCACGGTCGGCGTACCGCCCGCGAGCCACGCCGCCAGCCGCTCGCCCGTCGCGGGCGTGATCGGCTTCGGGTCGCCCGCGAAAAGCCCGGTGCGATCCTTGCTGACCGTCGCGTAGTGCCCGTCGTGGATGAGGTCGAGCACGCAGGTGAACTCGAACTCCAGCCCGTCGCGGGCTTCGAGCTTCATCCCGAGCTTGGCGACCTTCTTCTTCCCGTGGTCATCCACCTGGGCGGTCTCGGTCTTGGATCGCCCGCAGCAGATGACGTGTGCCGGGCTTCGCAGGATCGCGTCCACGAACGCCCGCCAGCGGGGCGTGATGACGCTGAACGCCGACCATGTGTTCCCACGAAACTGGGCCTTCGCCACGTCTTCGAGGATCTCCAGGCAGCCGCCCGGCCCGCTCCAGCAGTGCGTGACCGAGTCGATGACGATCACTTCGTAGCCCGCCTCTTCGGCGGCCTTGATCGCTTCGATGTACCGCTCGGGAGAGAACGGAGGTCGGAGGTCGATCACGTCGAAATCGTGGAGGTGATCGTAGAGGTCGGAAGATCCTTCCTCGGTGTCGATCACGACCGTCTTGCCGCCCATCCCCTTCGCGATCTGAAGGGCTCCCCAAGTCTTCCCCGCACCGCTCGGGCCGGTAAGGAGCAGCCGCAGTTTCGTAGCACTGCGGCGGGCTTTGCGAATCTGAACCATCTGTCGAGTCCCTTTCGTTTCTGTCGTTTCCGTTCGTGAAAAGCCGCTTCCCCGTCCTTGCGTCAGCGGCCCGATCCCTTCCTGGGTGTCGCCGGTTCCACCGGCTCTCCTTAGCGATTGACTCCCTCGTGCGTGTCGTTCGTGCGTGTACAGGCTTGCTTGGGGGGCCAGAGCGTAAAACGGGGGGGGGGGGGGGGGGCAAGGTGGTTCCCAAAAACCCCCCATTTTATCGGGAAAAGATCCCGCGAAAACGA